TCAAACACGTTGATTAATTCCGCCATTATTAAACCAGTCAATTACCGCTTTTTTATTGTATCGCTTTGGATAATTCAATACAGCAGCAGGAAAACCTTTATTTTTTGTTAAATTATAAATTGTTGTCCTGCTTTTGATGCCAAACTTTTGCATGATTTCTTTTTCTTCGATTAAGTCATACATTTTATTTTTCTCCAGACTTTTACTTATACTGTATTTTTCGCCAAATTTGGCGTTAATTAATAAAACGGGTGTTTGTAATTTATACTTTGATTCCCCCGAATTGGTGAATCAAAGATAAAAAATGCTCTCTCTATTATTTCATTGCACGCCAAATAATCAGCGCAGATATCTGTAATAAATTAATAGAATAGGTTGGTTGTTCAGTGAGTTATTAACAGATTTTGTGGATTAAAAAAGGGCATAATGCCCTTAATTTATAGTTTCTGTAATTGTTTTTTTTCTAGCTGTTTTTTAAACATCGAAGCAACAAAAGCACCGTCGCCAAAATGATCGTGAATTCTTATACCGAAATTAGAGCCCAACATTTTAAAAACATCATATAAACGATTGTCTATGTAGAAATCGTTCAACCAAAGCATGTGATGAACTAAACAAATTAGGTTGGTTCTGCTTACCTCAATCATATCTTTTCTTGTTTTTGTAACCCCACCCAACCACTTAATAGCCTTATCAAATTTGCTAGCGGGTAAGTCTTGGTAACGTGGTATCTTGAAGTTTTCATAGAATTTAGTGTAGATAGCTTGGTAATGTTCACCAGTCCTGTATGAACGTTCGTTTACCGCTTTTTTGATTGCTTGTTGCTGTTCGGTGTTAATTGTTAATGAATATGAGCCTGTTTTGCGGATTGTTGGTAATACTTCATCAAATACCCAATTTTGGAAGTCTATGGCTTCTTTTTTATTACTGCGAAAAATAACGCAGTATAAATTAGGTTCGTTAATGAAAGTTAATTCTCTTTGTTGCCCAGATGACCTGAGGTACATTTTATGTACCCCAGCTTCAGAAAGATTGAAACGACTAGATTTAGCATTTGATATATTTAAAATTTCTGCTATATCTTTTAAGCAAAACAATGGCTCATTGTTTACTATTTGAATGCGTACTTGGGATTGGTTGAAGTTAAAAACAGATATTTGATTTGACATATTTTGTACCTTTCGTAAAGTTTAGTTAGTTGATCACTTAGTGGGTGATCGGGCTTCAACTACCGCTTTACGACGGCGAGACTTATTTCTCTTTCGAGTATTGTATTTCGTCTTCTCGACCCGATCATAGATATGATCAAATGCCTAAATAACAGGCATAAAAAAACCGCTAGGCTATCGGGTGCGGAAGTCCGCGTAAAGTTGTAGTATTTACAACTATACAACCCGATAAAATTATTGTCAAACTAAAATGGAATCCCGTCATCTATAAAATCATCTTGCTGAGCTGGTGCTGGCGGTTTATGTTGTTGTGCTGACTGATTACTGCTTTTATCGAACGTTAACGCCTCAAAATCATCAACTATAAAATAAATGGCTGTTTTGTTGTTGCCTTGTTGGTCCTGCCATTTATCTGTTTTGTATCGAGTTGTAACACGAATAAAAGCACCTTTGCCTTTATCTCGCACTTTTTCCGCAATCTTACCGAACGCTCGTAAATTAGCCCAATCTGTGACATCTTCATAGCTATCGCCATTCTTCTTATAGCTACCAATTGCCATAGTGAAATTAACGATTAACTTGTTATCAGAGGTGTAACGCTCATCGATTTTCCCAATTCTGCCGGTGAATAAACACTGATTTAAATTATTTGCCATTTTCTTGCTCCAGTTGTTCATAGCTCTTTGTAAAAAGAGATTTATTAGACTCTATTTCGTTTATCTTTTTATGTAATTTTTTTGTTTTTTCTGACAGAAGATCTATTCCATATTTATATGCATTACATGCATAGGTAAACAAACGATCAGATTGAGATTTGTTATAAGTCTGAACATACAAATATTCAGCATAGTCTAACTTTAGTTGCGCTTTTGTAATTTTTGATATAGTTGTTTTTGTTAACTGTAAATCATATAAATCATTTACAACATAGATAACATCCCCAACTTTTAGCTTTTTCCATTCTTCATCTGTAATCATAATTTACTCCATCATTAAATATTGATTTAATCCGCACAACTGTATTAACTCATGCGTGTAAACCCAAGCTAAAACATGACAGCCATTAACATACCCCCATTTATCGCTTCTTCTGTAATAACATGAGTTCCGAGTGCTGATTATAATTTTTCCGTCCTGCGAAAATGACCTAGTAATTACAACGCAATCAGTAAGGGTTTCTGGCAACTCTTTGCTAGCATCACGCCAATTAATCATTACCCACCTCCGTTATTGTTATACCGAAATCATCTAAGCCACTCCAGTAGTAATCAATTATTTTTATCCCTTGTTTTTCGTCAATATCCCAGAAGCCTTCCTCATCTTTTATTTTTGAGCGAAGTTCTTCAACACTAGTGAGATCTTGAACAATCAAGTAAAAAGCTCTTTCAGCAATCAGTTTTAATCCAACATAAGTAATATTGTCATTATATTTGCGTAGTCGATCCTCGCAGCCACCCCAGTACTCGTTCATCTCTTTAAATATTTGCTCGATGTCTTTTTCGTGATCTAACTGAATTGTAATGAAAAATGAACCATACCAATTTAATTCATATGTTTTTTTACTCACTTAAACCTCGCTTATAATTAACAATGATCAATAATTCAGATGTTCGCCAGCAATCTTTATTCTGCTTCTCTGTTTGTGATTTGTTTAGAATAGCCATTATTTTTCCTCTAAAATTAATGTCACTCTGTCGCCAACGGCGTGACTACCGTCATGTCAAACAATACGGCTTGTATATTTCAAACTAGTGCGCTAACTGCAATTGCGGACAGTGTCTCTGCTAACACTAATCATCAACGCATATACCAGACGTTATTAAAAAACCGTCACTAGGACGGTTATGCTTCGACCACGGAAAAATCAGCGTCTAAAATCATTTCATTATCTTGACTTATGCCAGCTTCTGCTTTTTCGTCCAAAATTACAGCTTGTTGAATTTCAATTGAAACAGGTAAATATTTAAATAATCGTCGAATGACTGTTTTCTTTGCCATTTCTTCCCAGTGAGTTATCCAAGGTCCTTTATCACCAGCTTTACTTTGTTTGCGAACTGATTCAATTTGGTTGAATGTCATTACTTCAAATTGAGAACCACCGTCTTTCAAGCGGGCAACAGCATAAACATATGTGATTGGTGCTGATTCGTCGGCTTTTGGAGTGTGTTTTAAATCCTCATTTAAACCATACTCATAATGAAAATCATCGCCTTCTCGAACGGTTCTTGCTGATATACTGATGATTTGCCCTGAACGTCTAGCAAGATCAATCATGCCTCTATAGCCAATAATTAACTGTACGTTAGATTTTCCATCCTTCGCTTTACCGTTACCAAATGGGAGTAGGTAGGCATGCCCAAGAGCTCCTCCTGGTTCTAAACCCAGTTGCGAGCATTGAACAACTGCTCCTAAAAAACTTTGAATATTTGAGTCTGCTAATGCTGGCGTTTTCCGAATTTCTGTTGTAACGATTCTTGCCATTCTGTCGGGGTTCATGTGTTTTGGCAGTGCCATGGCAAGTTGGTTTTTAATTTTTGGAGAGTTAACTAATTCAGCTAATGTTGCTGGCTTTTTGTCTTGATTTGTTAGTTGAGTTTTTTCTAGGTCAGATTTAGCAATAGGTGGTTGATTTTGTTCACTCATTTTTTAATTCCTTAGCCCAATAAGGCAACGATAATGTTTGAAGTGCTGGAAAATTGTTATCTTCTGTGCATTGTTTGAATCTAAATAAATTAGCTTTATAAGCTTGACGACCAATGTTTTTAGCGGCCTCATCTAATATGAAAGTTTTTACAGGGTATCTACCACAATTGATTGTTGTGCTAACTACCAAGAAAACAAAAGTAGGTTTTTCTCCAGTGATAGATTGAACACCGTCGCTATAAAACGAGTCTTGCACATGATAACGATAGTCATATGAATGAGCATAAAAGCGATCAATATCAGCAGATGTTTTTATATCCGCTACCCAGTTAAATTTTTCTATAAATTTATCAGGTCGGCATCGGCATAAAATATCTGTATCAATATCATTCCAATATATAGATGATTCTGTATACCCCCGCTCTTCAATAATCCATTTCGCTAATGGATGAGCCATTGCACTATCACGCATTAGAAGTAACTTTCTGTAATCTTCATTGGTGATGATAGCTTGATTAGATTCTTTGGCTTCTTTGAGTAACTCTTGGTACTCGGCTTTTCCTGCGTTGGTTCTTAAATTGATTGGCTTTGGTATTATGAAGCGCTTTTTAAATTCTTCAGGCTCTAATAGTAGACAATGAAAAGCTGTCCCCATATCCAGTGATGACATTTTACTTTTATCAACTGGCGCATTTTTTACCCACTGATAAAGAGCAGGACTTTCTTCAATAAAATCTAGTTGCGATTTACTAATACCTGCGCCATTGTGATAATCTTCGTTAGATATATCGTAATAAATACCTTGTTTCATTATCTTTACTCCGTCGCCACTTCTAACATCCAGCGAATCAACATAAACAACCCGCCAAATGTCACAATTAAGACACAAAAAAGGGCGTATATTTTTTCGCCCTTAGTCATTCTGTAATTAATATTAAATCGGTCTGTTTGATAAACATTACAGCCGACATGATCAATCGGTATTGTGTTCATGCTATTTCCTCAATTCTTCGAAAAACCAATCTGTTATGTCTTCACAATTTTTACTAATGCGGAATGGTTCCAAATCATCCCAACGCAAACCGCATCCATATTCCGTGTTTTGTTCAATAAATAAAGGCTTTTTCAGTAACATCAGGTCGGGTAAGCACGACGCAGACGCTCCGTGGGACCAGCTAATTTTTGCATCAATGCAGGCGTTTAACACTAATGCTACTTCGTGCTCGGTTTCACATTTAACAAACCAATCTTGGTGCAGTAATCGCTCAATAATCTTTTTACTTGTCATTGTTTAATCCCCTGTCTATTTGCTAAATCTGTAAAAAAGCCCGTTACTCAATTCACGGGCAAAGGATTTGCATGTACTCGTCTTTCCGAGTTGTCAAAAATTTTGGTTATACTCAAGATTGGCTTGAGAGTAGCAAATATCGGTTATAAATTGGTTATAAAGGTCTGCATCAATGCTTTTACTTTCTAGCTTTATTTTTAAAAGCTCTACTATTTGCCAATCGTTGTCGTTACTGAAATTTTTAAGCAATTCTTCGGCTCTAGCTTCAATCCATTTGTCTTTATCAAATTGCGCTTCGTCATTGTTCATCATGTTGCAATAAGCATTTTCGTAACCATTTTCTACAGCTCTATGTAACATCATCTATCTCCTTCCTTATATTTCAAATTCAAGCGCACTTGTTTAAATGCGCTTTGATTTGAATGCTGGTACATACCCCAGTAGGTGTTGCGCTCCCTTACTCTGCGTTATTCGTTCATCAGCTTAGAGGGAGCTAGGCATTTCGTTCTAAGATGAGCTTCGCTTTCACACTGTCTACTTGAATAACACTTTATAAGTTGTTCCGACTTTCCGAATTTTTAAAGAGCTTCAACTTTGGTAAGTTGATTTGTTTTGATGTGACTATTACAACATAAGTTGTTATTAATATCAACACCTAAAGTTGTTATTATTTTTAATTAAGTTGTTAAGTTGTTGTTTTTGTGTGGTTGATTGTTATTCGTTTGATTGTTTTTTAATCAGTTGGTGTTTTAAAGTTGTGGTGGGGGATTTTAGGCGTGAAAAAAGCGACTTCTGTCGCTCGAATAAAATTTAGCAATTAGTTGTCGGGTATTTTTAATGAATCGCTGTAAATAATAATTTCTTTAGCTTTCATTTTTAATTGAGCGCTATAGTTTAAACTATACTCTCTTTGACGATATTGCTTGTATATCTCTTTAATATTCTCATTATTATCGTATGAAACTAACCAATGGAATTGTGCATCATCAAGTATTTCTCTGATTTTCACATGATCGTCATGGTTATAATAGTTTCTATATAGTCCTTGTCCTTTTACATAGTAAGGAGGATCTAAGTAAATAAAAACATTTTTATTATTAGTTTTATTTATTTGAGTTAATAATTTCGATGCATCTAGATTGGTAACAAAAATATTTTTGGCCCAACCGCTAATTAATTGAATTTTTTTTATTAAGTCTAATTTTTTAAATCGATTATCTATTCTATAAATTCCATCTTGTTTTTTACCGCCAATAACCCCACCTTTTAAAATTCCTGAGCGGTTCGTTCTATTGAGGAAAAAAGCTGAAAATCCAAGGTTTAATTCAGAGTTATTTAATGGATTATTTATGATCTCTTTTTGCTTATACCATTCATCGATTGTTATAGGCGTATCATTAAGTAAACGTAAAAAATTTTCAGTATCATATATAGCTGATTTCCAAAATGAATAAACAGCCGGGTCAGCATCGTTAATGTGAATGTTTTTGCAAATACCATCAATTAGAAGATTAAGAGCAACACCAGCACCACCTGCATAAATTTCATAATAGTCACAACCAACAATATTGTTGGTTTCTATTATATTTTTAATATGAGGAGAAAACTTAGATTTTCCCCCAGGATATCTTAATGGTGAATAGTGCATGATGGTATCAAAATAGTGAATATGATTATTAGTGTATATCAACTATATTTTATTGGCCAGAACTAAATTTTAATTTGGCCAAATATTTGGGTCAATACCATTAGATGTAGAAACATTTTTAAATAAACATTTTAAATCATGAATAAATTCATCTAATTCAATCTTGTTTTCTTTATTGGCCAACCAATGTCGAAGTAATAATTTAAAAAATAAATCATGTTTTTTAAATAGTTCTTTTCTTTTTTTTCTTATTTTACCATTAGAAGATTGATTTTCTTTTATGAGCTTATGGGAAAGCTTGTCGATTGCTTCAATTTCACATTTTATATGTTCTCTGTAATATTCTTTTGTTATTTGGGATTCTAGTACATCAAGACTAGACCAAAAATCAGGCTGACTATTATAAACATTTAATGAATAATCAAATAATAATTTTTCAGGGCTTTTATTGCTTGGAAGAAAAATAATATTTTTTCTGCTATAAATTTTTTTAAGTTCTTTATAAGCTCTAGGATCTTCATTAGAAGGTCTCTCATCTCCATCAAGAATGGTTATCGAAGGAGTTAATGACCGAAAAAAAACCTCATCATCATTCATATCTTTTAATGTTTGTGCACCAATATTAAATTGGCCACAATGTAATGAACTTTCTATTTTTGAAAAATTTTCATTTTCTTTTCTTTTGTAATTAAGTATTTCTTTTAAAAAAATTCTAGCTTCTTCATCTTCAGTTAGAACAGGGATTTTTTTTAATTTGTATTTCCCGTCATCAATTTTATTTTGGAGAAATAATGATATGTTCTGTAATGTCGGATCAGGTAACAGTATTATAGAGCCACTTTGTGTTTTAGGTGTGGTGTTATCAATCAAATATAAAATATTACATCCTTTTTTTATTGAATATTCAATAAGAGACAAGCTATGTGTTGTGAAAAAAACTTGTATTTTATAACCAATAGAAAACTCATGAATTATTTTCAATATTTTATATTGTAGTGTTGGGTGTAATGTAGCATCTAGCTCATCAATTAGTAACACGCTTTCGCATTTGTTACTTTGGTTACTATTTTCATAATAGTATTTTAAAGACAGTAATGCTGTTAATAGTATTTGTATATTATCTTGCCCTGCTGATATTGTGTTTGAATCAATCCCACTGATGTTGCTTCTAAATGTTGGCCTTTTTTTTATGTTTGCAATGTTCTCTTGAGGTAAAATCTCGGCTATTTCAATATTACATAAATCATTATACAATTCATTGTACTTATCCCTATATTCTTGTGGTAAAAACTTCTTTATAGTGATTACATCTGTGTCATCAGGAATTTCTCCAGTTGGAATTAGCCTCGGTAATCCTAAATAAATTATAGGTATTTCAGGTAAGTTTTCTTTTTTGCCTTTTGCATAATTGGGGATAATTCTATAACGATTTAACATTCCATCATCCTTCACTCTAAAAGGGATCGAATTGGGACGGTCGTAATATTTTATATCAAAAACTTTTCCTTCATTATTATCTTGTTTTGTTACTAATCCCGCTTTGGCTAAAGATTCAATTTTTGGATTTATAAGTTGGTTTAATGAGTTAATAAGTTTTAAGCTTGGATTGTTTTTTAATTTTGGTTGTTTAAATGAATTACTTATGATGTATAAAATAGTCGTTTTGCATGTACCATTCCCTCCGGAAATAACATTGATGTTATTTGAAAATTTAAAACTAATATCGTGTAATTTTAAATACTTTTTAATTTTAATTTCTTCTATCATGATATATTACTACCTTATTCCGGTTACCTATATTTCACTCACAAAAAACCGCCGAAGCGGTTGTTACGGATAATCTTTGCCACCATTTGGTGGTTTACATCTCATTAATCTGCCTAATGTCATTTTCCACCCTTTGAATACGCCATATTTTTCAATTGCTAATAAGGCATATTCTGAGCAAGACGGTTCGAATCTACATGCTGAGCGAATGCGATTGGGGGCTATCGCTCTATATAGATATATTAATTTAAAACTAAGCCACTTCACGTCTAAAGATAATCACATAATAAATAGAATATTCTTCTTTCTTTCCTAAAAGAGATGCAAGACACCCTGGGGATGTTCTTACTCCAACGCTTTCAACGCTTACAAATTCCCAATTATCGTTGGCTTTGTTATTTATTATTTCACGCAAATAAGCTCCAGCTTCATTGCCTTTATCCTTTTTTCCGACATTAATATTTGGTGGAATTTGAACTGTTTCATAAATATAACGCATTGTTTTCTCCTTGAATTATTATTTAATATATATCTAATCATGGTTATCTGTTTTATTCACTAGAATAACCTCGAAGCGGTTAGCCGTGTTTTCTTAATAGCATTGATTACATTTCAAATGAACAATGAAATACTCGCCCGATTATTTCTATATTTTTTGAATCATCAATTTCATCAGGAAATTCTTCAGAGTTGTAAGAAACAATTCTTATTTTTCCTGCTGGTAATAAATACAATCTTTTTAGCCGACACAATCCGTCTTGGCATATTGCATAAACATCGCCATCACGAATATCTTTTTGTAGTGTGTTTACAGCGACCGTTGCACCATTTGGAATAACTGGCTCCATGCTGTTTCCTTTAGCTGGAAAACAAATGACAAATTCTTTTTGTGCATTTTTTCTTCTAAAAAAAGATTTGCTAAATCTGAGCTTATATCCGTTGTGATCTTCCGTGCTTGAACAACCATGTCCTGCTGCAAGTTCAATTGATTTGAAATATGGAACTTCAACTTCATCATCATTTAATGGGGTTTTATCATCCCACTCATCTACGTCTCTTGCTGATAATTCATCCATCGGCGTTCCGTCTCGTTGCTGTTTAAGCTGAGGACCTTCTCCTTTAGCTAACCATTCAACCGAAACACCTAAATAATCAGCGATCTTCAATAGATTTCTATTTGATTTTGTTTTGCCTGTCATTAATTTCCATATTGTGGTTTGAGACATACCAATAGCCTCTCCCAATTTCGCTTGAGAAATCTTCTTTTCTTTCATTATTGAGGTTAGTCGATCTGCTAATGTCATTTTTTAAGCTCCTTTTTCATTTAAATAAAATACAACCAAAGTTGTATAAAGTAAAACATCTTAAGTTGTTGACACAAGCAAAAACAAAAGATAATATTCACAACATAAGTTGTTAAAAGAGAGTTTGTATGAAAAATAAAGCAATTGAGAAAGCTATTTTAATTACGGGAAGCCAGAAAAAATTAGCTGATGCGTGTGGGAAAACTCAGACATCAGTATGGAAGTGGCTGCACGGATTGTCTGATGTTAGTCCTGAGCATGTTCATTTAATAGTAAAAGCAACCAATGGGGAAGTTGCAGCTTGCGATATTAGACCTGATTTACCAGAACTTTTCCCAAGAAAGAGGGTAAGCAATGAACGCAGTTGAAATATTAAAACTAATAGGGCGTCCGAATGCCTATTATCCTAAGCTAGCTAAGCCACTGGGTGGTGTGAGTCCTGCTGTTTTATTCTCACAATTATTTTATTGGCAAGACAAGGCTACGTCTGATTTAGGTGTGTATAAAACACGTGATGAGCTTGAAGATGAAACTGGTTTATCTCATAACGAACAAAGAACGGCTATCAAAAAACTAAAAGAAAAAGGCGTGTTAATTGTTACAGAAAAGAGGTTAGAGCATAAGACTTTTTACAAGATTGATAATGAAAAAGTTAATCAAGTTTTAAGCGATTTCGCCAACTCTATAACTCAATCATCACGACAACTAAAAAGTAATCTTCCCGATCTCTACAATGTAGATGCCGAGGAGTCTACAAAATCAAGTTCGTTATATCAAGAGAATACTACAAAGACTACTACAGAGAATACTACAAATATTATTGCGAATAAATCGCAACAGCCAAAGCGACCTTGTCAGTTTCCTGATGAATTTAAACCGAACGATCATCATCGAGATATAGCGATGAATGAAAACATCAATCTGGATAATGAGTTTGTTAAATTTAGGGATTATTGCTTGGCGAATGGCAAAAAATATATTGATTGGAATGCGGCTTTTAACAACTGGTTACGCAATGCTAACGGTTATAAAAAATCAAATAAACCACCATCTAAATTCATGACCCTTTCTGAACGTAACAGGGCTGTTTTAGAGAGTATGAGGGCTTAACCATGGCAAAGATTACAGATGAATTTTTAGCGGTTATTGGTGGATTACTTGAGGTTTACGGGCAGCAAGCAAGCACTGTCAAGGTTAATATTTACTGGTCAACACTTGGGCAATATCCGATTCAATCGTTAAAAGCCGCTGCACATGCTTGGGTGCTTAAAAGTCAATTTATGCCTAAGCCTGCTGATTTAATCAAGCTAATAGGCGGTTCAAGTAATCATTTATCACCAGATGAAGCATGGTCGATTGCAATACTTGCTAGCGATGAAACCAATACGGTTGTTTGGACTAATGAAATAGCAAAAGCGTGGGCACAAGCTGAAATTGTCTACCGAAATGGCGACAAAATTGGAGCAAGACGAACGTTTATTGATGCATATGAGCGAATGGTTGACGAATCGATGATGTACGGACGAGCTATCGAGGTGTTTGTCTCCCAAGGTAGCGATAAAGCAAAGCGTGCTGATGCTATAAACCATGCCGTTTTTACAGGGCTATTAACACAAGAGCGAGCTAATCATTATCTGCCAAAACCAGAAAATACGTTTGCAATGTTGGAATGTAAAACTGAGCAATATGCATCAAGTAAAAGCATGATGCATATTGCTAGCATTAAGCAGATGTTAAAAACAGGTAGAGCTTGTGTTGCGGAGAGTTAACCATTGCCCACTTGGACGTTATCACATGCTCGACAAAATAGCATACGACTATGTGAGAGCAATACGAGAGCGCGGAGCGAATACGGCAAAGATTAAGCAGCAGTTAGCAGAACGAGTAAAAAATTATTCAGAAGAAGATAAGACAAAATTGAGGGAGTTGATACAAAAATGGCAAGAGTTAAAAAAGTAGTGGAAGCAAATGTATTCGATAAAAACACAGGTTTAAATATGGAGTTATCAGAGCTTATTTTTGATAGAGAACAATATTATCAAGAATTGGTGTGCGCTTTTTCGGTTATCAAAAAAAATGGTTTAGAAATTGAATTCTTAGGTGCTGTAGAAAGCCTTGTGCACAACCCAAAAATTAAAAGAAGCATTATCAACTGTATCACTGATAAAAAACATGTACTAGGGAAAGAGATAGGTGACTACAACCAAGTAACAAAAAATTATATTAAAAAATACTATAACAAATTAAAACATGAAGTTGATAGCGAAAAAGTGATTGTTCTTCAAAGAGAAATTGCGGAGCTTAAGAACCAGTTGGATGCAATTACAACAGCTTCACTTGTTGATAATTTGAGTGCGTGAGGGTTTAGGGATGAGTGATGGAGCAATAGTAGCGATAGCGATGATGCTTTATTGTGCATTTGTAATTTGGAGGATGACGAAATGACTAAATTAATTAATATGTTAGAAGGATTAACTTGCAAAGAATTAGAAAAATTGATTGAAGAATCTAAACAAAAAATAAATGAATTAAAAAGAGGAGATCAGGTTAGATTAATAGCAGTTTGCAAGCGAATACTTGTTCTTAAATATTTCAAATTAGCAGATAAAGACAAAGCAATTTCATATGCACATGAACATATGAATAAGCAGTTAAACGATTCGACGAACGCCAGATTTGGTTGCGATATTTCAATTGAGACAACTTTGGTTCCTGAATCAGATGTAGATAGCTATTTGGAGATGAATGATGACTAAACTAACGCAACAGCAAACAGTGATCGACAACATTAAAAATCCAAAACACTATCAAATCATCAGCGGTGTTGAATCTATCGATATTATCGCACGTTGTATGACAGTTGAGCAATTTAGCGGCTTTTGCCTCGGTAACATTCTAAAATATCGAATTAGAGCGGGCAAAAAAGATGCGTTAGAGCAGGATATTGCCAAGGCTAACGAGTACGAGAAGATTTTTGAGAGTAAAAAATGTTTATGTATTGATTGGGGTGTTACCAATGATTAAAGAATTTCGTTTAACACATGAAACAGCACGCACTACAGCGATTAAAGTAATAAATCAATTACCAGTTGATAGCGAGCATCCGCTAAGAATTGTGATTGATGAAGAAAAACGCAGTAACGCTCAAAATCGCATGATGTGGGCTGTTTTAAATGATATTGCTAAGCAAGTTGAATGGAACGGAGAAAAGCTCACAGCGGAGGAATGGAAACATCTAATCACAGCTAACCTACACGGTCAAAAATGTGTAAAGGGTATTCAGGGCGGACTGGTGTTTATGGGGCAATCAACAAGGAAAATGAATAAAAAAGAATTTGCTGATGTAGTGACTTGTGCCGAACAGTTTGGGGCTGAAAACGGCGTTATATTTAGCTCAGATGCACAGGAAGCGATTCGACTGGCTGAACAGTACAAAGACCAATTATCAAAGGTGGCATGATGAACAACAAACACAAAGAACAATTAAAACTGTACGATGATAAAGAGCAAGAATTAGAGCGAGCAATAGCAATAGTTAGAGAACAACGCAGAGAATACATCAATCAGCATAATTTAAACAGGGTTAACGACAATGCCGAAGAAACACAAACTAATCAAAACTGATTTTAAATGCCCAGAATGTGACGGGGCTTGTTTATATAACGTTGACTTGGATTTATTTGTCTGTAATAGACCATTGGTTGGCGTTAACGGAGAAGTAAAAGGCTCTTGCGGTAAGTTTTACAAGAATAAAGCGAAATTCAGACAATGAAGCGAGAAATAAAGCAGAAAAAATGTAAAAGCTGTGGCAAAAAATTTGCGCTATTTAACTCGCTCGCTCAAGTATGTTCGGTTGATTGCGCTATTCAATATGCAAAAGATAACAAAGTTCAAGAGCGAACGAGAATTAAGTTAGCACGGATAGCCAAGGAGGGCATAAAAACACGCTCAGAGCATTTAAGAGATGCGCAAACAGCATTTAATACATTCATTCGAGAGCGAGACAAAAACGAGCCGTGTATTAGCTGTGGACGATATCATAACGGGCAATATCACGCAGGACACTATCGAAGCGTTGGTGCGTGTCCAGAGTTACGATTTTGTGAGCTGAATGTACATAAGCAATGTTCAGCATGTAACAATCACAAGTCAGGGAACATCATTGAGTACAGAATTAATCTGGTGAAAAAAATTGGCATTGAAAAAGTTGAATGGTTAGAGGGGTATCACGAACCGAAAAAATACACAGTAGAGCAAATAAAGCAGATTAAAGCTGAGTATAAACAAAAATTAAAAGAATTAAAAAAGGGGGCGTAATGAGAGAAACTAAAGACATTTTAACAGCATGGAAAAACACACGCATTTTAAAGCGTATGGGTACAGAATATCCCTCAAAATCGGCGGGTATTAATGGTGCACCAATGGATTTTGATTATCGTCAGTATTTAACAGAAGAAGAGGCGCAGATTATTGATAATGCTGTTTTAAGATTAAAAGCAGATAATATTGAGCATTGGGCCGTATTAACATCTTTTTATCTTCGTGAAATTTCATGTAGTAAGCAAGCAAGAATATTGGGTAAACAAACAACAGAAATTACAAGAATTTTGTTTGCTGCTGAATGTTTCATCCGTGGTCATATTATTGAATTATTCCCAAAGGTGGCATAGTTGACAATGAACATAATTAAGATGTATATTGAAAAAACGTTAGCAAAATCTAACGTTAGGATTAGCCTCCTACTGTTCAGTACGACGTATAACCGCGTCAGCGGTATTTTTATGCGTAAAGCTTAGTTGCATCTATTCTATGGTGAGCTGGGTAAGGGCTCGAAAGAGCGCCGTTTCGTACTAGCGGTAAGGCTAACCTTATTCAGTTCACCTCCAATGATTAGCCTCTGCGGTGGTGATTATTAAAATCATTAGTACGGAGACAATATTATGTCTAATTCATTAGTCTTTCATAATACTACCATTCAATCAGTTAATCACAATAACCAAATATGGATCACATCAAGCGAACTAGCTAAATTACTTCAATATAAAAGCACTGATTCAGTAACAAAGATTTATAGTCGAAACAAGTTAATTTGTTATTGACTACCAAAGCAATTTAATTGTATATTCTTTGGTGAGGTGTCGAAACCTAAACAAAGCGGATTAATCGCCCCGTTAACGTGATTTTTTTATGCTCAAAATCTATGCCGAGAGGGCGAGGAATAAAATACCAGCAATGGAAATAACTCCAGCCTTTCTTTGTTAGGCTTTCGAACCTCTTGGCACCCAATTAACTAGATTGGGGAAGTAATTTCGAAAAAAATAAACAAAGGATATAGCATGTCAAACACAAAATTAGAAACAATTCAGTTTCACAATCAACAATTAATCGTTCTTAATCACCAAAACAAACCTTATATTGCAATGAAGCCAGTTTGCGAAAATATTGGGTTAGATTGGGAAGCTCAACGCCAAAGAATCAAGCGTCACCACGTGTTAAGCAAAGGAGCCTTTATGATAAAGGTACCTTCTAAAGGTGGAATTCAACAATATTTATGCCTACCAATTTCAATGATCAACGGTTGGCTTTTTGGTATTGAAACTAGTCGAGTAAAACCAGAAATAAGGGCGACACTTGAACAATATCAGCTTGAATGTTTCGATGTACTTTATAACCACTTTATGCCAAAAGTAGCGCAACAGTTCCCTAACACAATTTCGCCCGAGCAACAACAGCAAATCCAACAGGCTGTCAACGAGCGAGTTTATCGAACAGGTGAAAAACATCAGGCTGTTTATTCAAAATTTCATCAGCAATTTAAGATCCCTCGCTACCAAGATTTGCCAGCTAGTAAATTTGATGAGGCGATTAAGTGGTTGGGTGGTGTGCATTCTCGAAGTGGGTTGTCTGATGAAGATTTATACAATTTAGCTTGGTTATATAAAGTAGCTGATAGAATGCGTCACCACATAGAGTTGGTAGAACCTGCATTGCGTGCAATAGATTCACGTTTTACGGGAGCTTTTTACTCCATGGCTTATGATTATAAATATACGTTAAGACAGGCTAGAAAAGTTATTGAACGAGAAACAGCGCATATAATTACAAGTCATCTTACTACAAATTGGAATAAAGTATTACCTGTAATAAGAAATAATTAATAGAAATAACTTAAACACTTGACTGTTTAAACGTTTAAACGGATAATGTGCCTAAGATGCGGTTTTCAACGCATAGAATTTAAGCCCACTGAAATAGTTGGGCTTTTTATTTACAAGTGTAAGTAATTTTATGAGAACACGAGCATATAGACGACATCAAGTTAAGCGATGTTTAGATAATAGAAGGAATGATTTTTATTCTGGTGATTCTAGAAAGTCGCTAAAAAGGCATATAACAACACCGACAGCTTGTTCTTGTTGGATGTGCGGCAATCCAAGGCGATATCTCAATGAGTTAACATTGCAAGAACATCGATCATTGCTGAATTTGAAAGAAAGCCTCAATTAAGAGGCTTTTTATTATCAAGGTAAAATTTCACAGCATCAACAATAAGCTTAGCTTGTGGAATATCTAGGATTTTACTTGCTTGTTCAATTAATGCGATATCGTCAACGTGTAGCTTAAAGCCTTTTACTTTAACTCCTCGTTTTTGGTCGCTTTTTTGATTAATTTCAACTCTTGTTAATGCCATGTTATCCGCCTTGATTTTTTAAAATTAAATTGTTATATTTAAGGTCATCGGAGAGGTTTCCCTCTCCTTTGAACTACTTTAGAATGCTGGGGAGCTAATCAAAAGTAGCAGAATTAAAATGAATATTTTCTTTTTCATTTTTCTTCTCCTTAAGCCCTCGTCTTAGGTCGGGGGTTTACCTTATCAAGTCCCTCACTTGATGCTTATTATTGTAAGTTAACTTACAATAAAAGTCAACACTATTTATCAAAAAATTTTAATTTTTATAGATTTATTACTGAATAAAATTATTAAATGAAGCCGCTTAATTGCGGTTTTTTTATGTCAAAATTTCATGCATGTTGGCGACATTGATGTCGTTGACATCTACAGAATCGACAGCAATGCTAGACACACACATAACTAACATTTAGCTAGTACGCTGTCATGTCATTAACTAACACGAATATTCATCATGGAAAAATACACTTCACCGATTTCGTATTTCTGGGGAGCTATATGCACGCTTTTAGGTGCGCTTAGCTTAAACGATATAGCCATTATTGTCGGTATCATTTTATCAATAGCGACATTTATTATTAATTGGCTGTATAAGCGTCGTGATTTTTATCATAAAAAAAAATTGAGAGAGCAATACTATGAAAAACACAACAAAAATAGCGACGAGTGCGATTTGTAGTGTTTCAGCAATAATTGCTATTGTTCTTGCTAATTATCAGGATGAAATCAGAACAAGCAAAGTCGGATTAGAAATAATCGGTAATGCTGAATCATGTGTACGAGAGCCTTATTATTGTCCAGCTAACATATTAACGGTTGGCATTGGCTCAACGGGTAACAATATTGAACAACGAATCTACTCAGATGCTGAAATAGCTAAGCGCTGGGTAGATGATATCAAAACAGCAGAAATGTGTGTTAATCGCTACGCTAACGGTTTTCATCTACCACAGTCTGTTTTTGATTCCGTTACTTCGATTACATTTAATGTTGGGTGCACAAAGATGCGTACTTCAACAATGTATAAACATCTGAACAACGGCGATTATAAAGCGGCTTGTAATGAGTTTCCAAGGTGGAACAAGGCAGGTGGTAAGGTTTTGAATGGCTTAGTAATCAGACGAGAAAAGGAGAAGGCGTTATGTCTATCTTATGCTTCATTATCGCTTCAATAATGGCTGTTAATGATGTGAATGGCTGGGGTTGGTTTTTATTTGTATCGTTATTGTTGAGTGATTCATCATGTTCAAATTGTCAAAAGTAAAAAGTAAATATGTTTTAGCTTCAGGACATAATTACGAAATAGCGCTAGAAACCGAGCGCAATTCACTAGAAGTGCTTATAGTAGAGTGCGTTTCGTGGCTTGTGGCTACAATTGTTACCGTTGGTTTTTTTTGTTTATATACAAAATTTGTCTGTCCTGAGGTGTGGAGTTACATCGTTATGAATAAATCAAGTATGGCGAGCATAGCATTAATCGTTGCCGCTTTTGTCTTTGCTGTCCACTTCGGTTACAACAATTATCAAGAGAAGAAACTGCTACAAAAAGATAACGCTGAACTGTTCGGAAAAATCGAACAGTTGAACCAGGATATTGCTAAAAACAATCAAATTATAGCGCAACGAGAGCAAGAAAAAGCTCAAGACGCTATGTCAATTAAACAACTTCAAGAGCAAATGAAAGATGCGCTTAAAAATAATCAATGTGCTAATGATTTTATGCCTAGTAACGTGTCTGACTGGATGCGGAACGGTAAAAACTGAGTACGTTTATCAATGCAATATCCCTGCTTCGCTGACACAACCAAATAACGAGCCTTATATTGATAAGCGAATCACTTGGGGACAATGTCCAGTTTTGTACACTGAATTATTGAACGAACTTAGGCAGTGTAATGCGGATAAAAGGGCGATAAGAGAAATTAATTATTAGTTATTGTATTGCTAATTAGGGAAAAGTAAGTTATTATCCAAATGATCTTAGGGTAACTCACTTATTAAACAATTTGTTACATTTTTATCCGTATCATGTTTAATTTCTTCGTACTAGGGGGAGTTGGTTCACGGTCGCCAAACTTAGAAACCATATCCCCTTAAAACTACTAACTTAGATACTCCTCATTAATAGTTTTTCAATTAACTACCTGTATAAATAATCATTCACTTTTACCGCATAAACTATAAAAATACCCGGGCAGTTATAAAAAATAACTGCATATTTAATCAAACCGCCTCGTGCGGTTTTTTTATGCCTGAAATGTTTGAAACACCACAAACCCAATTCAATTTTTAATCAATCATAATGCCATCACACGGCAAATATTAACCAAGAGCTTTACAGAATGAGCCTGAGAGAATGACAGCTAATGTCTGAACTCTTGGGGCTGTTTATTCTGTGTGACTTAGGCTCATTCTATAAAGGACATAATATGAATATTATTAAATTTGATTTTAACGGTCATCAAGTTGGTTTTAACGATGATGGTTGGATTAACGCTACAGAAGCTGCGTCAAAATTTGGTAAACGTCCAAATGACTGGCTAATTCTTCCCGATACAGTTAATTATATCAATGCTTTAGAATCTACATACCAGAAAATCCCGTATGTAAAAACTAGCCGAGCCAGAAAGGATCGTGGTGGTGGTACTTGGATTCATCCTAAATTAGCCGTTCGATTTGCCCGGTGGCTGTCTGTGGATTTTGAAATATGGTGTGATGAGCAAATTGATAAGCTTATTCGTTCTCAAGTTGTTACTTATACAGATGAGCAAGTATTAGCAATACTAACTCATAAAGAGCCTCAAACATGGGAAAAACGATTCCAACAACCTTTTTATCAAGCATTATCAAAAATGACTAACTTGCCATTCAATAATCATATTGGCGGTTGTCCATCATTATTTGGACTGATAACCCAGAAGTGGGTTTATGGTGTTGTACTACCTAAAAAGGTTTATCAAAGCATCAAAGAGCGCACAAAGAAAGGTGAAAAAATTCATCAGTTCTTAAAGCCAGAAGCGCTAAAAGCGGTAGAGGATCAGCTTATCGCAATAACAACAATTGCAAAAGGCTGTATTGATTACAAAGATTTCGAGGCTCGATGCTCAACAATATTTAATACGCAGGGACAGATTAAATTTATATTGGCAGCATAAAGGTAACTATCATGGATAATAATAAAAACCCTATTTTTTACGCTCGCATTGTTAGCATCTCATATGTAGAACATCTAATTAGAATAAATGGCGATAATATTTTCAAACATCATCTAGGAAACTTGGAATTAGAACCCGACAGCCTAGCGTCTTTTTTGGAAGGATTCTATGAACGAGAGCTTTCAGAATTTGAACGCATGTGTATGTATGGTTCAATGATTGATATGAATAAAACAAAAGAGGGCTGTTCATTAAAAATCGGCACTACCTTTTATTTAAATCAATCTGGCATAGATAAATTAAACAATCTAATGAGTGATTTCATGCTAATGAATTTAGAAGAGAAAGAAACAAAATCAGCAGTTACATATCATTAACTTCTAGGTTAATCATGTTCGCCGAGGTAAAGAGAAATGAAACAAATTCAATTAGCCCATTTATATAAGCACGGTAGGTTTTATGGTTACGGTATTGCAGTAGATGGACAGCTTTTAACTAATCAAGTAGCTGTTAGTATCGAGACAAAACCCAATCAACCGCCTCGCATATATGTTGATTTTTACTTAGATAGTGAAGCGGTTAACAATCCGATTGATATTGAATTGAATAACAAGAGTAACAAGAAAGAATTCAACAACTATCAGGACTGATAATGAATTTCGTCATTAATATAAACGTCAACATCAAAGCCTAATTATGCCAATTGCTCCAAAAATATTTAATCCTCATCGCAAAAACAATACAGCTAAAGTTAGCGTTAAACAAACATGGGGAAATGGAAGAGGTGGCAGACCATGGAGGCGATTACGCATAGCGATTCTTGAAAGGGATAACTATCTCTGTCAATGCGATGATTGTACACGATTAGGATTGATTAAGGTTGCTAATGAGGTTGACCATATCATTCCGTTGTTCAAAGGTGGCACAGATGATGAAACCAACCTACGAGCTATTAATAGTGAATGCCATAAGAAGAAAACAGCAAAAGAAAGCCGCACGAAGACTAAAAAGAAGGAGGGGGTGGGTTAAAAGTCTATAACTTTTTAGATGGACACCGACCGCCTAATCAAATTTTCACACCGTCAAAATTAATAATCCGATTTTTAGGAGGATGTAACATGGGCAGAAAACGGACTGATCCCAATTTAAAGGTGATCGCAGGTACCGACCGCCCCGATCGAGAAATTCAAGATGTACCTAAATTTGATTTAATTGATGATTTTCCCGAAGCGCCACTTCATTTAAATATCGATGGTATTCAAATGTGGAATAATTTAGGTCCACAACTGGTAAATACAAAAGTATTGCAAGTGGTTGATTTGTACCCGCTTGAACAACTATGCGTTGCGTGGCAAATGTTTAGAAAAAAAGCAAAAGCTGACATGGAGATCACAGCATCAGAGCATCAAGCATTGAAAGCATTATTTTCAGAATTTGGTATGACACCTGCAAGTCGTAGCAAGGTAACGGCGCAGAACGATAAAAATACTGGTAATAAATTTGCAGGCAATGGGAAACGAAAAGCGAGTTAAATTATGCGTGATTATGTTCAGATAGCGATTGATTATGCAACTGACGCGATAAAAGATAAAAAGCGTGAGAAATATTGCAAACTGATCAGGCAAGCAGCCAAGCGATTTTTAGATGATTTAAAGAGAGCCGACAAAAAAAATTGTCCGTTTTTTTTTGATGAGTGGCATGCAAAAGATGCGTGCGATTTTTTAGAAAAATTACCACACGCTAAGGGTAACTGGGACCCACCTACTATAGTTTTACATCCATCACATATATTTTTTGTGGTTCAATTATTTGGATTCAGAAAAAAGACTTTTATCAAAATAAAAGATTGGGCTGATGATGATAAGTTTTATCCTCGCAGGTTTTCGTCTGCGCTGTTTGCTGTTGCTCGTAAAAATGCAAAAAGCACATTATCAGCAGGAATCTTGCTTTATTGTCTTTGTTGTGAGCCAGAGAATGGAGCGGAGGTAATTAGTGCGGCAACAACATTTCCACAAGCGCGAATAATTTTCGATACAGCTAAAATAATGGTTGAGAAAACATTCGATATGCGAGAAGCGTTCGGGCTTGAATGTTGGTCGAAATCGATATCTAGATTTGAAACAAACTCAAGCTTCAAACCAATTCACGCAAAAGCATCAACACAAGATGGCTTAAATCCATCACACATTGGGATAGATGAAATTCATGCACATAAAACGGCTGATTTATTAAATGTCTTACAGTCAGCGTTAGGCGCTAGAGCAAATCCACTTATTTTATACACGACAACAGAGGGTTATGTTAATGCTGGACCATGGCAAGAAATAAGAAAATTTGCACAGGATTTGTTGAAAGGTAGTTTTAAGGATGAAGCGGATCACTTCTTGGTGGTTTTTTATGCGCTAGATGATGACGATGAAGAATTAAATCCTGAGTCATGGATAAAAGCGAGTCCGTTTATTGACATAAACCCTTATTTACTTGATGAGATAAAAAAAGCTGCGATTGAAGCTAAGCAAATGCCATCTAAAATGGCAGAGTTTAGAATCAAGAGGCTTAACAAACCATCATCAGCCGCTGATATATGGATAGATTTAAGGAAATGGGATAAATGTGACGGGCAAGTGGATTTGGAATTTCTAAAAGATTACCCGTGTTATGGTGGTCTCGATTTAGCCTCAACAAGTGATTTAACGTCGCTAAGTTTGACGTGGAATATTGACGGTGAAATTTATACTTATAACTGGGGTTGGTGCCCAACATCAGCAATAAGTTATCGAACAGAAAGGGGTACAGTGCCGTATGCGGGTTGGGTTGAAAAAGGCTATATCAAGCAAACAGAAGGCGATGTAACTGATTATACTGTAATTGAATCAGATATATTGGAATTATTTAATAAATTCAATATAGTAAACATAGCTTATGACTCATGGAATGCACAAACGTTAGTTAACAATCTTGTCGCCGAAAATGTACCAATGATTCAATTTATACAAGGTACAAAATCTTATCATCCAGCTATGCAAGCGACTGAAATTTATTATGTGTCAGGAAAATTACATCACGGAGGTAATCCTGTGCTTAGATGGTGCGCGTCAAACATGGTGGCGAGGCGAGATCCAAACTTGAATATGGCCCCAGATAAAAAGAAATCGGCTGACAAAATTGACTATTTGGTCAGTATGTTAATGAGTATTGGTGTAATGATAGCGGACATTGAAGATAACGAAGATGAAGATATTGAAGCAGCATTTAAGGACGTATTAATAATATGAAACTAGCATTAATTTTATTCATGGCTTTTAGCTTATTTGGCTTTGTATTGCTGATTATTGCTGCATATCTAATATTCGGATATCAGTATTCAATTTTAACAGCCTCTTTATGCTCGTTCATAACGGCTTATTTCATTAAAAGAGGCTTAACAAATGGCTAAAAATTTCTTTCAGGTTCTTAGTGATTCTTTTAAGCCACCGAGAAGCGAAGTATTGGATACTGGCGGTAATGTTATTAGACCCTCTGATAGTGAATTCTGGGCAAATTTTTTTGGTTGGCAATCAGCAAGCGGGCAAAATGTATCTGTAGATAAATCATTGAGATTATCGGCGGTGTGGGCATGTGTTGGGCTTATTTCGGACACCGTTTCAACATTACCGTTAAATCTTTATGAACGATTGCCAGATGGGGGTCGTAGAGTTGCAAGTGAACATCAGTTACAAGATGTTTTACATTCAAGCCCAAATTATAACAATACACCATTTGAATTTTGGCAAATTGAATTAGCGGCAATGCTACTGAGAGGAAACGCTTACGCTGAAATAAAAAGGACTGCTAATAAAGTTTCTTCAATAAACTTCTTGCTTCCGCAATCTATAGAGACTCAAATACAAGATGATGGAAGCCTGAGATATCGCTATTCTAATAAAAATAGCACTAGGATAATATCTGAAAATGACATGTTCCACACAAAGGCATTTACATTAGACGGTATTACAGGTATTTCACCAATTCAGTACGGGGCCAATGTAATCGGTTCGGCAATATCTGCTGATACCGCAGCAAACAGCACGTTTAAAAACGGATTAATGCCCACCGTTGCATTTTCTACAGATAAAATCATCAAGAAAGAACAACGCGAAGAGTTTAGAACAAGCGTACGCGAAATATCTGGCGCAATGAACGCTGGAAAATCTCCAATTTTAGAGTACGGATTAGAAGCAAAACAAATTGGTATTAGTCCTGAGGATGCGCAATTACTTGAATCTAGAAAGTTTAGTATTGAAGAAATTTGCAGATGGTTCCGCGTTCCGCCGTGGATGATTGGGTACACAGAGAAAAATACTAGCTGGGGATCGGGGTTAGAACAACAAATGATAGCGTTTGTTACATTTAATTTAAACCCTTGGATAACAAGAATTCAACAATCCATTAATAAACGACTATTGTCTCCGGAAGATCGTAGTAAATATTATTCTGAATTTAGTCTTGATGGTTTATTAAAGGGCGATAGCTCTGCTAGAGCTAGCTTTTATTCAGCTATGGTTAACAACGGTATTTACACACGTGATGAAGTACGAGTAAAAGAAAACCTGCCAAAACGAGGTGGTAATGCTGACGTATTAACAATTCAAACCGCAATGGCGCCAATTGATGCGCTTGGAAAATCTAAAAACTAAGGTATATCAATGAAAAAACAAAACTTACCTGTAGCGCCACAGTCGCTGCAAAAGATTCCTATTGCCTTTGATTTGAGCGCAAATGCTTTAAATAAATGGGAATCAGGGATTAGAGCCGAAATAGAAGAAGATAACACAATATCTATTTTAGATCCTATTGGTCTTGATTATTGGACCGGCGAGGGCGTGACTGCAAAACGAATTGCTGCGGCTCTTCGTCAGATAGGGCATGAGCAGGATGTCACTGTCTACATCAATTCACCCGGCGGTGATATGTTTGAAGGTTTTGCCATATATAACCTTCTTCGTAATCACGGCGGGAAAGTCACGGTAAAAATAATCGGCATTGCTGCATCGGCCGCGTCAATAATTGCAATGGCTGGGGATGACTTGCAAATAGCTAGAGCAGGCTTTTTAATGATTCATAATTGCTGGCTACACGCTGTAGGAAATCGCCATGATTTACGAGAAGTGGCGGAAACAATCGAACCATTTGATTTAGCTATGTCAGATATTTACGTAATTAGATCTGGATTGGATAAAGACCTAATTATATCGATGATGGATAAAGAAACTTACATCGTCGGTAATGATGCGGTCAAGCAAGGTTTTGCTGATTCATTATTACCTGCTGATATCGTAACAAAACAAAAAGAATCCGATCCGAATTCATCAATCAAAAAATTAGACGCCCTGCTCGCCAAGGCTCAATTACCGAGAACGGAGCGTCGAAAATTCATTCAAGAACTAAAAACTAGCATGTCTGGCGCTGCTAGCGAAAGCACGCCGTGCGCTGCTTCTGATGTTCAAATAAACGTAGAGTTTGGCTCTACAGCAAAATTATCAAATTCACTAAAAGGTATTTTAAAATGACAGATTTAACACAATTAGAACAAGAGTATAAACAAGTCCAAGCTGATCTCAAAAGCGTTGGTGACACATTAAAAAGTTATGCTGAGAAATCTGAAAAAGAAATTAAAGCGCACCAGCAGTTAAGCGAAGAATCAAAGGCGAAAGCAGACACAGCATTAGCTAAATTCAATGAATTACAAGCTAAGTTAAATGATATTACGCAAAAGCTTGAACGACCACAAGATAACCCAAAAGAATCTGTTCAATCACTCGGGAAAATGGTTGTTGAAAGCGAATCATTTAAAAATGCTAATATGAACGCGTCGTTCCGAGGTTCAGTACGAGTGAACGCTCCCCGTTCGGCGATTACGACCACAACAACGAATATTGTGGCTCCAGATCGCCAAGCTGGGATTATTGCACCGCCAGTACGCCGTATGACAATCCGTGATTTATTGATTCCGGGAACCACTAACTCAAACTCAATTGAATTTGTCCGAGAAACTGGATTTACAAATAATGCAACAACTGTTGGTGAGAGTATGGCAAAGCCTTATTCTGACATTACGTTCGGATTAGTTAATTCACCAGTACGCACTGTTGCACACTTATTTAAAGCCTCCCGTCAGATTTTAGACGATGTTTCTGGATTGATTAGTTACATCGACGGGCGAGCACGTAATGGTTTACAGCTAGCAGAAGAAAAGCAATTATTATTTGGCAATGGTTCTGGCTCTAATATTCTTGGTATTGTTCCTCAAGCCTCAAGTTTTACTCCGTCATTATCTGTTGCCAATGCAACCGCAATTGATCGCATTCGCTTAGCTTTACTTCAAGCTGTTTTAGCTGAATTCCCATCAAATGGTATTGTTTTAAACCCAATTGATTGGGCAGGTATTGAGCTGACAAAAGATAACGAAGGTCGTTATATCATCGGCAATCCAATGGACGGCACAACTCCTCGACTTTGGAATTTGCCCGTTGTAGAAACCCAAGCTATGAACGCAAATAATTTCCTAGTGGGTGCATTCAATATGGCAGCTCAAATTTTTGACAGAATGGATATGGAAGTCTTGATTTCTACAGAGAATGACAAAGACTTTGAAAATAACATGATCACCATTCGAGCCGAAGAGCGATTAGCATTAGCTGTATATCGCCCAGAAGCATTTGTAACGGGTGAAGTAACACCAACAGTGTAAAGGAGAATGGCGAGGCAACTCGCCTTTATTTGCTATGGAAAAAATAAAAGTAATTGCTTTAAAAAGTTTTGATTACGGCGGAACAATCAGAACACCTCAATCGCCACCGTTTGAAGTTGATAAATTAGACCTGTCCTATTTTGTATCAAATGGCATGGTTAAACACTATCACGAGAAAGACAATGTTAACACGGAAGAAGATCAGCTGTCTTCTAATGCTGATAAAGCCTCTCAACCTAACACGAAAAAAAAGGCTAAAAAAGATGTCACTGATAACGCTTGATGAAGCAAAATTACATCTGCGCATTGACCATAATTTTGATGATGCTGATATTCAATTAAAGCTTGATGCCGCAGAGGAACAAGCAATTAATTTCTTGGAGCGACAAGTTTACGCAACAGATGACGAACTAAAACAAGCTGTTTTTTCAAATAAAGCAGGAGATCGTCCGATGTTAGTCAATTCAAGTTTTAAATCCGCTGTTCTTTTATTATTGGGACATCTTTATGAAAATAGAGAAGAAACCAGCACCGCAAATTCATCAAATGTTAAATATGGATTTGAACGATTGTTAAACCCATATCGAATTCATATAGGTGTTTAGTATGCAGTCAGGCAAATTACGTAACCAAGTAACTTTTCAGAAGCAAATCAATCGTACAGACGAACTGGGACAACTAGTTAATAAATGGGTCGATGTGTGCACTGTACGAGCTGAAATTCGTGACGTGTCGGGAAAAGAGTATCAAAGCTCACAAGCTGAACAAACGCAAACAGATTGTAAAATCTTAATTCGGTACAGAAAAGATATTACTGCTGATATGCGTGTGCTGTGTAATGGAACTTATTACGATATTAAAGCGGTGCTTGAAGACGTAAAAAGGACAAGGCTTGAATTACCCTGCCAAAAAGGCGTACGTTATGATTAAACCCACGTTATCAATAGCTGGATTTAAAGAGCTTGAAGCGGACTTTAAATTACTGTCAAAAGCAGAGCAACGAAAAGTTTCAAAAAAGGCTGTGCGTGCCGGTGCTGTTGTTTTTCGTGATGCTATTCGTGCAAGTGCTCCTGTCAGAACTGGGCGCCTCAAAAAATCGATTTCAGTTGACGCAGTTAGAGGTAAAAACGCAATTGCAGGAATTAAATTTAAAAAAGTACGAGTCGTTAAAAAACTGAAAAATGGCGAAGGTTCTGTAGTAAAAAGATGGACGCCTTTTTGGTGGTGGATCTTAGAAAATGGTTCATCGAAAATGTCAGCCAAGCCTTTTGTTCGTCCTACGTTCGATGCAAATGTAAAAAAGGCAGAAGATGCTGCATTTGAACAGTTTTTAAAAGATATCGATGAGATTTTCTCAAAATGATAGAAATTAAAATTAATAACGCACTAAAAATTTTGTGCGACGGACGGGTAAGTCCATTAATTGCACAACAAGGAACTAGCCCACCATACTTGTGCTACACAAAAGTTTCAGAAGTTTACGACGATGTTATGAGTGGCCAATCATCTGTTGAGTATTGTTTTCAAGTTGATATCTACGCTAAAACATTGCTCGAAGCTGAAACCATTAAACAACAAGCGTACGAAAAACTGAAACCATTAAAACCATTCAATATCACTAGTCGCCAAGACTATGAAACCGAAACAGAGCTTTATCGCTCAACGTTAGAATTTTACATTCAATAATTACCTATTTAACCATTTTATGCCGCTTAATTGTGGTTTTTTTATTTTTGGAGATATTAATATGCCAGAAGTTCAACAAGTACAAAGTGAATACACAAAAACCAGAGATGTTGGTGTTTTTGTTAGTAAAGATCCGTCCCTTAAATTTATTGCGCAAGCAACAGCAAAACTTAGTCTAGAATGCACTGTGACCGATTACTCAATGACAGCGCCTGAGGGTGAAGAAATCGACGTATCGACACTTTCATCAATCACAAAAGAAACTATCAGCGGCTTACCTGCCGAGGCAACGGTTTCAATGAACGCTAACTTTGTTATTGGTAATTCTGCACAGCAAGTATTACGCAAATCGTACGACACGGGAGATAACTACGCATTCCAGATCAAATATGAAGACGGTAGTTCAATCGACTGGATTGCACGTGTAACGAGTTACGAGTTCAAAGGTGCAAAAAATGGCGTGGTAACTGGCTCTTTCTCATTCAAAGTAAAAGGTAAGTTCGTTTTTAATGCTCCGTCTGTTAATCAAGGACAAAAATAATGAATTTAAAACAAATTATCACAGCAAAAAACTCAGGCTTTCGTACAAAAAAGGTTCGGGTTGAAGAATGGGGTGTGGCGGTTACTATTCGTGAGCCACTACACACCGATTTTAATCGGTATATTAAGACAATCAAAGATATCACAGATAATGAAAAACTAACTGATCACGAAAAAGATTTGTTAAACATTAAAGCGGAAGCAACGCTATTTGCAACGGTGCTGCTTGATGATAAAGGTGATTTTGTTTTCAGCAATGATATTGATGATTTAGTAAAAAGTTACGGTCCTGTTCATACTCGATTAGTCAATGAGGCTTTTAATCTGCTCGGCTTGAAAAGCGAGCCGATAAAAGAGGCTGAAAAAAAGTAGAAAGCGATCCTGAGCTGTTTTTTAAGCTTAAATTAGCATTAAGGCTCGGTAAAACTCTTGCCGAGCTTGAGCAAACGCTATCAGTAAGGGAATTTTACTACTGGGTCGCATTCGACAAATTAAACCCGATCGGCGACGAACGCCACGACTGGCACGCCGCACAAGTCGCATCAGCTATCTATCGCTCACAAGGTGCAAAAGTCGAGTTTGAGGACTGTTTACTTAAATTCAAAGAAGAGAAGAAAGAGCCTGTCAGCATATTTGACGCGCTATCAAATTTACTTGGGAAATAATTATGGCAACATTGCGAGAATTGGCAATCCGAGTTACAGCCGACTCATCATCATATCAACGAGAAATGAGTCGAGCATCACGACTTGGTACAGATTATTATAAAACAATGGAAGACCGTTCAAAGCGGTTTGATGCATACATTGCTAGTAATAATCGCTCAGTTCAAGCAATGAACATGCAATTAACTCAGCTAAAATCATCAGCTTTAAGCGTGGCTACAGCGTTCGCTGGAGGCTTTGCATTTACTAGCATTGTAAACATGGCGGATGACTGGGGGCAAATGGCTGCTCGTATTAGAATGGCTATTACATCTGTCGAGGGTTCAGCTGATAATTATGAGCAAGTGCAAAGTCGCTTGCTTGAAATTAGTAATCGTAATGCTAAAGCAATTGAAGATTCACAAGAACTATACATTGCAACGGCATCATCAATGCGTGATCTGGGTTATAGCACAAACGACACGATCGACTTTATCGAGGCTATGTCAAACAGCTATACTATAAATGCGACTTCTGCAGATAAAGTATCAACCAGCATTAACGCAATAACTAAATCGATGATCACAGGGAAAGTTAGCAGTAACGACTGGAAATCGATAATGGCATCAACGCCAAATGTTGTTACAGCACTTACAAACTCAACAGGTAAAGCCGAAAAGGTCATAAAGCAACTCGGTATGAGTGGTCAAATATCAATGCGTCAATTAGCAGATGCAATGATAAAGGTGAAAGACGAAACGGGCGCCATGGCGGACGGCATGGGTAATACCGTAAAAGATGGTTTTACTCAAGTTTTAAACAGCTTCGAATCGTTAATCGGTAAGATAAATAGCAACATGGGGATTACACAAAGTGTTGCTAGTGGTTTGAAAGTCGTTGCGGACAATATTCATTTGATTACTGGTGCTGGCGCAGTTTTAACTGCCGCAGGATTATCACGATATTTTAGCGGACTTTCGCTATCTGTTTTTAATGCAACAAAAACAACATTAGCAAACAGAGCAGCACAAATATCTCAAGCCCAAGCACAACTAGCAGCTGTTAAAAGCTTGCAATTAAAAGCGGTTGCAGAAGTAAATGCTGCTCGATTTGAAGCACAACGTGCGGTTGGTTTAAAAGCAAGTCTTGTTGCGCAAAACAATTTAACAGCAGCTATTAATCGTCAAACACAAGCAAATAATGCGCTAGCTGCTGCACAAACAAAAGTAAACGCACTAACTAGTAAGTTTAATTTGTTATCCCGTGCAGGCAGCGGTTTATTAGGTATGCTGGGTGGTCCACTTGGCTTAGCTACAACATTGTTATCGGTGGGCGCTGGTTTTTTAATGATGGGGGATGGCGCAGATAAAGCTAAAAAACCGCTTGAGGAATTACAATTACCCGTTGATCAACTACTCGCTAAGTTTAAAGAACTCGACAAATCAAGACAGTTAAACATAACAACGGGACTGCAAGCAGAAATCGATATTAATACAAAAGATATCGATATTAATATTTCTGATATTAAAGATAAATTAACGGATAAATTAACTGACATTTTACCCGCTGGATATTCGGGTGTGACGCTTTATTTGTCACCATCTAATAAACAAGCTATTGATGAGTATGTGAATGAAATTGATTCGCTCAAAAATAAGCTAAAAGAGGGAGAAATAACATCAAAAGAATTTGGCGAGAAGCTATTTGAAGCTGGGCAGAAATTTACATCAGCAACAGCAGGCGGCGAACAATTCAAGACACTAATTGGGAATATTACTACTGCTCTGTTAGAAAATGCTCAGAAGCTAGCAGAAAACAAAGAAAAAATGGATGCGGTGGGCAAAGCCTCGGCTGAAACAGCTAAAGAAGTAAAAACGCTTGATGCTGCTGATTTTCCGAATTTAGAAAACCAGCTCGGTGTACTTAGTCAGCAACTTGATGTAAACAGAGCTAAGTCAGAAAGTGGAGCAGAGGCGGCATTTGTGCTTGCTGGGCTACAACGAGCGGCAGGAGATGCTGCACTTGAACATGCAGATGATTTGTTTAATTTAGCAACTAATCAGCAAGTATCTGCTGAAATGTCAGATGTACTTACTGAAAAGCTTAGATTATATACAAAAAATCTACGTGAAAGCTTCAAGCTACAAGAGGGCTTCAAACACTCAAAAACGATCAAGAGCGCAGCAGAGCTGTATAAGTCGCAGTTAGACAAACTAAATAGTCAGATCAACGCTTACACTGATATCACTGAGCTACAAAAAATACGCAGGCAATTAGCGGAAGGGGAATTAAGTAAGCTAACTGATATTCAAAAGAAAGCGTTAGAAACAAAAGCTATTGAGCTTGATCGGCTAAATGCGCAAAAAGAATATAAATCAATTATGGATTCTTTGCGCACTCCAGCGGAGCAACAGCTAGATACTTACAAGCAGCATTTATCGATTATCGAAAAAGCAAATCTATCATTAAAAGAACGTGAAGAACTGCTTAATAGAATGGCTAAAAAAGCCGCTGAATCAGCACCAACATTCAGCTATCACAACTCTTACAACGGTTTAGGTAGTGATTTACTGAATGTAGCGGAGGATGATAAAAAGCTGCGAGACTGGAATGAGCAACAGCTACAAATTCAAAACGACTTATTAGCACAAAAGCTAATTAGTCAGCAAGAATATGCTGATGCCGTCGTAAAAATTGAAGAAACTATGCAACAAAAGCAAAAGGATATTCAGTCTGCATATACACTCGCAACACTCGGCACATTCTCATCATTAACAGGCTCGATTGCTGATATGTTCAAGGAAACCGCAGGCGAATCATCTGCTGCATACAAAGTTATGTTTCTTGCTAGTAAAGCCTCAGCTATTGCGCAATCGATAATCAGTACCGAAGTAGCAGCCACTAAAGCATTAGAGTTTGATCCGACTGGTGTTATGTCTGGAATTACACGAGGTCTTGGATATGCATCGGTTGGCATGATCGCAGCTCAAACACTAACTGGTATGGCTCATAGTGGTATTGATCACATTCCAGAAGATGGTACATGGTTACTTAAAAAAGGTGAGCGGGTAATAGATGATAGAACAAATGCTGACTTAAAGAACTTCTTGCAAACATCGAATAAATCAGCAGGTAATATAACTGTAAACGTGCCTGTAAATGTTGGTAACGGTGGTTTATCTGAAGACGACGGAAAAGCGGTCGGAAATATGATAAAACAGTCAGTACTAGCAATTCTTGATGAGCAAACACGCCCGGGTGGCAAGCTAAATAGACGTTGATTTAATGGATTAAATTTCATACCATTATCCAAAAATTAATTAAGGAGAATGGTATGAAAAAAATTGTATTTTTGGGGTTAATGAGTTTTACGTTGATAGGGTGCTCGTCGTCACCAGTGTCAAATGATGCGGCAGTAAACGTTCCTGAGCAGCGGATATATAACCAAGATATTTTTGTAAAAAAAGAAAATTCAGAAATGGTTATTATAAAAAGAGATAAAGGATTTGTAAGTAGCGCTTGCTCTGATTCTCTTTTTGTTGACGGAGTTAAAATTGCTGATTTAAACCCCGCGGAAAAAGTTGTTATCTATCCGCTATTAGGGAAACGAATTTTTAGCATGGTGGCAAATGGAGTTTGTGGCGGAGGAATGGTTGAAGTTGAAGGGGATGTTGAGAAAAGTCAAGTTTTAACATATAGGATTGCTCATTCCTTAAATGGCGGATATGGTATTTATAGAACGGCGTTCTAAATAGACTAATCATTTATAGGAGAATGATGTGAAAAAATCATTAATTTTAGTAGTTATTGTTTCTTTTCTTTCTGGTTGCTCAACAACTCCTCTTTCATTAAATGAAATAAAGGATGTACCGAGGGAGAGAATATTTGGCTATCAAAATAAAGTTGATAATTATGCTAATTTAGTATTAATAAGAGACAAAGGTTTAGTTGGAAGCGGTTGTTATATAAATGTATTTATTAATGGTCAAGAAGTCGCTAAATTAGAAACAAAAGAGCGTGTTTCACTGTATGCGCCAAGTGGCAACATAATAATAGGCTCATCTCTTCAGGGAAGTGGATTATGTAGCTTTAATCCTCCACGCCGTGAACGTGAATTTTCTTTTAAAGATGGTGAAAGAAAAGTGTTCAGATTATCTATAGATCAAAATGGAAATACAGATATAACACCAACAACTTTATATTAAAGCCATTTATAAGGAAACAGTATGAAAAAATTATTATTATTAACGTGTTTAGGTTTTATTTTCTCTGGTTGCAGTGTTCATCACCAATTTAGTGATAGGCTGTCTTATTAATCATTAAAGCAAATAAAATCAGAGATACATATAACTCAAAAAGAAAGCTTAGATATTACATGGGTTCCTAGTGATTTTACGTCACGAATTGATATACAAGGGGCATCAGGGTTTCTTGGTAGTGGAACTCGTACTAGAATCCCGATCGGCATTGGTCTTTCATCAAGAATTGAAGAAGCAATTAGCTCGTACGCAGATTTAAATTCTGACGGTAGAAAGTTAACATTAATAGTTAATAATGCTAAAACAAAATTCACTTATGGAGCAACGAATATTGATAGTGCGAGTGTATATTTAAATGTAACATTTGAATTGTCAGGCAATAGGTGGACTAAAGAATTTTCTACTAAGCAGAATGATAGCGGTGTAAAAGATGCAAAAGTCACTTCAGTTATTGAGTATGCGTGGGATCAGATAGCTTTAGATGTAGCTAGAGAAATAGCTACACACTTATAATCAAACCCTCTTAGAGGTTTTTTTTATTAATAGAAATATTGACCCTAACTTTAAGTTATAGTCATTCACCTAACCGCCGCATAGGCGGTTTAGAAATTTCGGGCTTATTTTTTATTAATACCGATAAATTCAAATTGCCCCACATTTTCTAACAACGTCTCTAAGTTTGTCATTAATTTATGCAGTTGATCCTTGTCATTAGAATATAAAAAACTATCTTCAAGAATACTCACTATTTCTGCGTTCATAGAGCGATTATTTTTTGCTGCAGCTTCTTGAATTTTTTCTTTTAATTCAATGGGTAACCTTATTTTCATTTGTGGATCTTCTTTAGCCATATCAACCTCGAAAAATTTTTTTCTATTATGAACCACTTTGGTGTTGACATCAATAAACCAAAGTGGTTTACTACACACAAATGAACCAAAGTGGTTTGTAAATTAAAAGGAGAAAATAAAACATATGAAAAAAGCAAAAGAGTTGTATCAAAAGAAAGTGAGATTTCAAGATGATGTGAAAGAGACAATAATTGATAACTCAAAAAAGGAAATTCGAAGTTTTGATGCAGAAGTAAATTATCAATTAAGAAAAGCTTATGGGTTATTAGAAGGAGTAACAAATGCCCAATAAAGCAAAAACCCCAACATCGGCAAATGTTGAGGTTCAATCAACAAATCAATTTTAAACAGGAGATTCGTTTATGAAAAATGATATAACTTTAGTAAATAAAAGTCAATTGACAATGTCTAGCCGTGAGATAGCCTCTTTAACAAATAAGAGACATGATCATATATGTCGAGATATTCGGGCTATTTTAGTGGCGTTACTTGGTGGTAAAGATGGTGATTATATCCGTAACCCAAATTTGGGTTACCTTACAAATCAACATGTTAGCTGTGATCAGTATGATTTTAAAAATCCTAATGCGTGGGAATATCATATATCGAGACGGTACACGGAAATATTAATTACGGGTTATGATATTAAACGTCGAACAGCAGTTATTGATCGCCTTTATCAACTAGAAGAAGCTAACAAGCAATCTCAACTAAAACTTCCAACAACAAAAGAGCTTGCACTAATGGTTATTCAAGCCGAAGAAGAAAATGAAAGGCTGATGATAGAAAATAAGACGCTAGGATCTCAACTTGAAGAAATGAAGCCAACCGTTGCTGCCTTTGATCGCATTGCGACTAAAGCAGAAGGTAGCATGTGTATTACTGATACTGCCAAGCATTTACAAGTTCAACCAAGAAAATTCTTTCAAGAATTAAACTCAATGGGTTGGATTTACAAAAGAACAGGCAGTCATCATTGGCTTGGATATCAAGATAAGGTTAAGCAAGGGCTGTTAGAGCATAAGATTACAACAGTCTCAAGAAGTGACGGCAGTGAAAAGATAGTAGAGCAGGTGCTAGTTACTCCAAAAGGGTTAGCGAAACTATCACAAATTTTATCACAAGAAATCGCAGCTTAATCAATTAACAACAAATTATAAGCCCTCTAAAAAGGGGGCGATTACGAGGATATAGCATGTCAAATCAATTAATGTTTCACAGCACAGTAGTGCAACCAGTTAAACGTAATAATCAAATTTGGATCACGTCCACCGAGCTATCTAAGCTTTTACAATATGCTGATTCTAAATCAGTAACAAAGATTTATAGTCGGAACAAGGATGAGTTCACAGATAAAATGACAATGGTGGTCAAATTGACTACCAATGGAATAAACAACAGTCTACGCAAGAAATCAGTACGAATTTTCTCACTTCGTGGAGCGCACCTAATCGCAATGTTTGCTAGCACGAATGTAGCAAAAGAAGTGCGTAAATGGTTGCTAGATTTAGCTGATAAAGAGGCAAGTCATTCGCAAACAAGAAAAGATATGATTGAGGTGAACAGGACTAATTTAATTTGTTTGGTACATCACATGCTTTGGTTGAACGATTTCTACATAGACAATCGTTTATATGATGTTTTTAAAATGCTAGGCTCTAATTTCGGTGTAAGAGTTCACGATCATTTTGGCGACGGTGCTTTTGTTGCCTCGATGTTTAAAAAACAGCTAGAAAAGAAACAACTACAGCAAGTATAAATAATTATTATATAAGCAGTTTAGAAAGATTGGCTTCCATTTTTTTGTGGAAGCCAATACTCTGCTGTCAAGTGGAATAAAAGCATACCCGAAGATGGTTTTATTGATCAATTAAGTTTTTTATTCTCAACAAATTCAATTAATAGTTAAAAAAAATTATCAAAATTTATAAAAAAGATGTACTGTATAAAAACACACTGTTTGTATAAACATAAAGAAAATGCATTCTTATTTATATATAATCACCATTATTGATTAAATATTGTGTGTTATTTATGACTATTGATAGTGGTGGTGCATATAGTATAAGAGGTTTTAATTACCAGAAAGCAGTAATTGCTCAAATTGCTATTAATAATTTTAACGTGGATAATTTTTATATCATTGTTGAAAATCAAGAGGACATTGTTGTTTTTTTCTCAGAAAAAAATTTCCACCTGCAAGTAAAAGGGCAAACATTAAGTATTAAAAGTTTAATTAAAGTTCCAAAGAATAAAAATTCGATTTTATATAAACTTTTAAACAAGGAAGAAAAAGTCGATTATTATAAAGTTGTAACTCTAGATACTTTCAGTAAAAAAGATATAAAAGATTTATCTGAATCTAGTTGTAATATATTCGATGATTTTGTTTATGATTATTCTGAAAAACAAAAGGAAGAATTTTTAAAATGTCTGCAGCAAGAAAATTTATTTTCTGGTGATGAAAAGAAAATTCAAAATGAATTAGATAAAACTAAAATAGTTTTTTCTAATTTTAAAAATGATTTATCACAAGCGGAACTAATACTTCTCGGTTATATGACAAAGAAGGGAATCACTATGGATGACTATGCTGGAATTAATGCGCTCAATGAACTATTTACACAAATAGATTTAAAAAGTGAACAAAAAGCAAGTATTCATAATAAAAATGTGATTGAAAGTAAAAAAATAACCTCCAAAGAACTAAAAAACATTTTTAGTCTTTGTAGCATAATTACTAAGATACCAGAGCTTAGAATTAATTTTTTAGAATCATTAGTTGAAGATGAATTATTGAGTAAAAAAGAAAGAAGAGATATAGAGTTAAAATTCTATATGCTTAATAGCAAATTAAGGGATTTAAGAAAAGATATTTTAGCTAGAATAGCTAATAGTGATTTCTATATTAAAGAGTTAGAAAGTAATGGTTTTTCCTTTATACATAGTATTTATCAAAAATTAAGTGATAATTTTCAAGCAGATATTTATGCCGTTCTTATTGATATTGTTTCGGAAAAGTTTTTGGAGCGTAATAAATGATTATTAAGCGCTTTGTTATTTTAGACAAAAAAAATAAATTAGCTAATGAGTTTCATTTTTCACCTAATTCTAATGTTATCTATTCTAAAAAGGGTACTGTTGGTAAATCAAGCTTACTGAAATCAATTTACTATTGTTTGGGAATGAATATTAAAAGTTTTACAAAAACTTGGAACTATAGACAAATGATGTTTAAGTTATATTTCACTCATAACAATCAAGAGGGATGGATAATACGTCATCATCGGTACTATAAAGTATATGATAGAGACGAACTTTTAGATGAGGGCGAATATTCTAAATGGTTTGCCAATTTATTGAATATGCAAATTAAATTACGCACCAAAAATAGTGAGAATCTAAGCCAAGTTGTTGCTGCAGCTATCCTTAGTTTGTTTTATATAGATCAAGATTCTTCTTGGCAAGGAACGCCATTTAGAAATACAGCTAGTTTAACTTGGTATGACTCAAAAGATATGCCAAAATCTATTTTTGAATATGTTCTTAACTTAAAAAGTAATGAACATCTTGAAAAAGAAGAGAAAAAAGGAAAATTAAAAAAGGAACATAGTGAATTAACAAGTAATCACAATTCATTGTTAACACTTAAAGACCAATTTATTTTAACTGAAAATTGCAATTCTTTTGTGAATGAAGATGAGTATAAAGAAGATCTGAGGAAGTATTTATCAATAATTAATACGATTAATCAGCAACTGTCTACTTATAATGGGCAAATATATTCAAAACAAGTTGAATTAGATTCTCTTAAATTAGAAATAAGAGAGCTTGAAGAGATCTTAAAATACAATAATGAATTGTATGAAAATCACTCCATTAGATGCAGTAAGTGCGATTCTTTCTTAACTGAACAACAATCCAAAGAAAGAATGAAACTGGATTATAGTTCTTTTCTATTAGCCGAAAATATAAAGGATACTCAATCAAAAATTGAAAAAGTTGAACAAGACCTAAACTCTTTATTGAATAAAAAAATTGGGCTTGATAAAGAGTATAAAACCCTATCTAATCAGCTGAAAATAACCTCAAGTAAAGCATCGATTGATGCGTATATCCAAAGTGTAGGTGAGAAAAAATCTCAAGATAAATATTATGCAATACTAAACGATTTAAAAATTAAAATATCCAAAATTAATGATGATTTAAAAATTATAAATGCAGATATAAAAATATTAACCAAAGAACAAGATAAGAATAGAGCTAAAATAGATTCAGATTTTACTGTTTTTTTTAATGAACTGGCTGATAAATTGCCATCTGTAGATCGTGATTTTATATTTTTAAAATTTAATCAAATAAAAAATAGTGGTTCAGCATTAAATCAAACATACTTGGTTATTTATTTAACTTATATAAAGATATTAATGAAATATTCTTCTGTAGAACTTCCTTTTGTTATGGATTCAATAATAAAAGATGAACTTGACCCAGGTGTAATATCAAGTTCTTATCTTCTTATTAATAAAGTACTTTTATCATCCCAAAAACAAACCCTTTTTGCGGCTCTCAATGATAAATTTCAATATTTAACAGGTGAATGTAATAGGATTGAAATTAAAAGTGACCAAAAACTTTTAAATAAAGAAAGTTATGAAAAATTAAAAAGTGAAATTGTAGTTTAGTAAATATATTATATTTTAATAAACTTTTTAAATTAATATTAGATTCAAATATATACATAAATATTTTGTATGTGAACAACATCAATAACCCGCTTCGGCGGGTTTTTTATTAAAAATCTAACAGTTCAGGTTTGATTTGTAGCGCTTCGGCAATTTTAATCCGTGTTGCTTTTCTCAACTTTTGGCTTTTTTCATATTGAGAATAAGCCGATTGACTAATACCTATTTTATTCGCAACTTCAACTTGAGATAGCTTTAAATATTCACGCCATGCTTGTGCTGGAGAATAATTATTATCAAAAACCATGTTAACAACTTCACTTGGTACGCCTGTTTCAATATCGATTGTTTTATTCATTATTATTTTTATGATTAACCTAAATATAAGCATTATATAAGTTTTAGTAAAAATATAAATAATTAGAATTGATAACCATAGTTGACATCTTAGCAGTGTAAGATATAATAGTTTTAAATTAAAACAGGAATAAAGCATGATTACTGTAAGTTATACACCGCAAATGGAAAAATGGTTGAAGTCGCTTAAAGATAAAACTGCAGCAGCTAAAATTAAAGTTCGAATTCGTCGTATGCAAGAAGGTAATTTTGGTGATGTTAAGCCTGTAGGCAGCGGTGTATCAGAAATGCGTATTCACTGTGGAAAAGGGTATAGGGTTTATTTTGTTAACCGCAATAATGAAATTGTTATTTTATTGTGTGGCGGTGACAAGGATACACAACAAACAGATATTAAAATTGCTAAAGAATTAGCAAATAAATGGGGTTAATTATGACTACAAAACTAAAAACTTTTGATGTGGTTGATTTTTTAAATACTGATGAAGAAATGCAAGAATATTTAAATGCCGCAATAGAAGAAGGAGACCCTAAATTTTTATTTATTGCGCTTGGTGATATAGCTAGAGCTAAAAACATCAGTCAGCTTTCACGTGATACAGGTATAAGCCGTGAGGGTATTTATAAAGCGTTATCAGGTGAGGGGAATCCTACATTTAATACAATCTTTAAAATTGTTCAAGCATTAGGTTTGCAAATGCAGTTTTCCTCACAAAAACATGCTGATTGTTGTTAACTGAGTATGGAAAATCTAATGTAGATATACAAAATAAAATCAAACCTAAAGCTCGCAATTGCGGGCTTTTTTATGTCTGGAGAAAACTATGGAAACATTTCACTGGCAAGTTGCACCGAGCATGAGCGAAAAAGCCGAGCCAAAAATAAAAACCATTAAGTTCGGTGACGGCTATGAGCAACGAATTAAAGACGGCATTAACAACGACTTGCGCTCATACAGCGTTACGCTAAAAGTATTGCGAGAAGATGCGCAACACATCAATGACTTTTTAACACGGCAGGGTGGGCTTCACGCATTTAAATGGATAGAGCCGAACTCGCACAGATTAATAACAGTTAAATGCCCAAGCTGGACATCTAACGTTATGAACACTGCAACAACAATAACAGCAACATTTGAAGAGGTAGTCGCATGATCCCCAAAAAAATGTTACTTGATATAACCAAAATAGCGCAAGATGCGATTGTTGATTTGTATGAAGTCGATTTAACGAAGATCGTGGGTAATAAAACGATATTTCGCTTTCATAACGGATTAAACGAGCTAAGGCGACCCATTACATGGCAAGGCAATATCTATGAGCCATATCCTATTAAAGTAGATGGTTTTCAAAAAAACGGGCAGGGCACTAGTAACCGTCCAAAAATGACTGTTTCCAATGCTTTCGGTCTAATAACCGGTTTAGTGAAATCATTTGATGACTTGCTTGGAGCTGTAGTAACTAGACGTCAGGTTTTAGCGGAATTTTTAGATGCTGTAAATTTTGAAGGTGGAAATAATAAAGCAGATCCGACGCAAGAAGTGGTATCGCAATATTTAGTTGAGAGATTAACTAATTTAATACCAAGTGAATCTGCCACATTTGAATTAGCATTACCTTGTGAAAGCGATGGGATTTTCTTGCCATCTAGGGTAATCATCGCACATACATGCTGTTGGCAATATCGTAGCTCTGAATGTAGTTACACGGGTGGTGCGATTGCTGATGAAAGAGATGCTCTCACAAACGATGTTACTAAAGATAAATGTTCTGGAACGATTACGGGTTGTAAACTTCGCTTTGGTAAAAACGGCATTCTTCCTTTCGGCGGCTTTCCCGCTTCTGCAAAACTATCTTAATTAATTATGAAAACACAAATACTTAATCACGCTAAACAATGCGGTGAGTCTGAATGCTGCGGATTTGTTATTGATAATAAATCCTATCTGCCATGCAAAAACATCTCACCTACACCCACTGAAACATTCCAAATATCCCCTGATGATTGGATAAAAGCGGAAGAAAGTGGCGTTATAACTGCAATTGTTCATTCTCACCCCGACGGTTTGCCTATTTTGAGTGAGGCTGACCAGTTTTATCAGCAAAAAACTGCCGTTGATTGGTGGTTAGTCTGTGATAACAAAATTCACAAATTTAGATATATGCAACCTTTATTAGGTCGTGAATTTAAACACGGAGTAACTGACTGTTACGCGTTATTTCGTGATGCATATCATCTATGTGGTTTTGATTTTCCGAACTTTCACCGTGACGACGACTGGTGGGACGACGGGCAAAATCTTTATCTAGATAATATGCAAGCTAATGGTTTCCATCAGGTAAGTATATCTAGTTTGCAAGATGGCGACGTTATTCTTTTTCCGCTTAACAGTAAAACCGTTAATCATGCTGCTATTTATATTGGTAATAACTTTATTCTTCATCATCTACCACGTCGTCTATCGAAAAGAGATTTATTTAGCGGATACTGGATTAAAAACTATCATTCAATATGGAGACACAAACAATGGCAATCATTAAACTTTACGGCAATCTTAAGCAATATGGCAATAAATACAAAATAAACGCTGACACAGCGAGTGAAGCTCTAAATTGTTTGTATTTACAAATTAAAGGACTAAAGGAAGAAATTAAAAAAGGTTTTTTTCGAGTTAGAATTAATAAAAAAGATATCACAGATAAAACGTTGCAATTTGGGCTTCATTCTCAAATTTCACATGATTCAGTAATCCACATTGTTCCAGTAGCCGCAGGCGCTAAAAATGGCGGTATTTTTAATATTATTGCAGGGGCTGCTCTGGTAGTAATCGGTGTGGTAGGTAATATTTATGGAGGTTGGGGAACACCGTTTATCGCAGCGGGCATAGGAATGATGGCAGGCGGCGTAGCTCAAATGCTAACAAAAACTCCAAAAATGAAAGATGCAGCTAATGACGAAGGTAAAAAGAGCACCTCTTTTTCTAGTCTTGGCAACACTGCCGCTCAAGGATCGCCTGTTCCTTGGGTTTTTGGGGAAATAATGGTTGGCTCAAAAGTTGAGTCGCAAGGCGTTGAAACAATGAATGTGGAGTGATAAATGGGTGACAGTTCAGGAAAAACAAAAACTCCGCGAATTGAGGCTGACAATCTAGAATCAAAACAACAATTATCTATTATTGATATTATCAGTGAGGGTCAGATTGAAGGTCCTGTGGGAGGGTTAAAAGGGGTTTTTTTAAATAAAACGCCAATCCAAGCTGATGATGGATCATATAATTTTAACGGCGTTGAAGTTGAGTGGACGGCTGGGACACAATCGCAATTACCGTTGTCGGGATTTGCTGAAACACAAAACGAAATCCCAGTTGGGTTAGAGGTTAAACAAAAAACACCAATAGTTAGAACGATAACCGATCCTTATGTCGATCGAGTACGCGTAACTGTCGGTGTTTCTGCATTATATAGCCAGACAAATAGTGGTGATATAACAAGAACATCTGTAAGCATGGCGGTGCAAATTGGAAACGGGGCAAGTTGGGTTACAAAAAAAGTTGTTGAATTAGAAAATAAAAAAACGCGTTCACAATATTTAACATCTGTAATTTTAGATGATTTACCTTCTGTGCCGTTTAATATTCGCGTTATTCGCCTTACTCCAGACAGCAAGTCAGATTTATTAGTAAATAACACTGTTTGGTCATCTTATACAGAGATTTATGACGTAAAATTATCATACCCAAATACGGCGCTCGTCGGTTTAAGATTTGATTCATCGCAATTTAATGGTGTGCCAACTCGCACATATTTGATTAGAGGGATTAGATGTAAAATTCCTAATAATTATGACCCTATTTCTCGTACATACAACGGAATTTGGTTGGGCGAGTTTAAAACGGAGTGGACAAATAATCCTGCGTGGGCATTTTATGACATTATAACCAGTAATCGCTATGGTATGGCGCAACGATTTGGTAAGATTTCAATTGATAAATTCATGCTCTATTCAATTGCTCAATATTGCGATGAGCTTGTTGATGATGGTTTTGGCGGGAAAGAGCCTAGATTCACATGCAATTGTTGCATAACAGAAAGATCACAAGCATATGATTTGATAAATAATCTTTGCTCGATCTTTAGAGCGATGCCAGTGTGGGACGGAACACAGCTAACTACTATTATTGATAGACCAAGCGATACTGTTGCTATTTATACCAATGCAAATGTTGTTGATGGTAGATTCAGTTATTCATCTGCAGCAATGAAAGATAGACATACAGCAGTTCGAGTTAAGTACATCGACCCAGCTTACGGATGGGAGCCTGTAACAGAATACGTTGCAGATGATGAGGCAATCAAGCGGTTTGGGCTAAATGTGTTAGACGTTGAAGCCTTTGGGTGCACATCACGAGGTCAGGCGCACCGTACAGGAAAATGGATTATAACTACAGAAAAATATGAACGTCAAACAGTCACGTTCAGCGTGGGGCGAGAAGGATTGCGACATTTACCGGGCGATGTAATCGAGATTTTAGATAATGAATATATTATGTCGCAATCAGGAGGGCGAATTGTCTCCGCAGTCGATAATATTGTTACGTTAGATCGTGATGTTGAAATTGAAAAAAATAGCTACATAACATATCAAGACATCAATGCAAAACTAATAAAAGTCAAGGTTGTATCACAAAAGACACCGAATACTTTAGTTTTAGAGCAAACAGTTAATGCAGATCAGTGGTCAACATGGATTTTAACAAATGTTAATGTATCATCACGCTTATTTAAAGCGATCGCTATTAGTGAAAATGACGACGGTACATATTCTATAACAGCAATAGAACACGAACCTAAAAAAGAAGCAATAGTAGACGAAGGAGCTGTTTTTACACCCAACAACGCTCAATCCATCGGCTGGGGAATTCCACCGATTGAAGGTCTTGCTGTTTCAATTACCCCCGATAGTGACGAATATCAAGCGGTGCTTTCATGGACAACGCCAAGAACAATGAACCATCTTGAGTTTCAGGTTACTATTTTGAGAAATGGTAATTTAGTATCACGTCAGACAGTACATGAAATGAGTGTAACAATGAGTAACCTTGATGAAGGTAAATATACTGCGTCCGTGCGTGGAATATCGACAGAGGACGGCAGGTTGGGCGATGAGTCTACAGTAGCATTTACTATTGCAGCACCGGAGACCCCAACTCAATTGGTTTTTTCCTCTTCAAGTAATACTGTAACAATCAAACCGATTATGCCGTCAAGTGTTGGTCTTGGCACAACATTCGAGTATTACAAGGGTTCTACACTGGATGAGGTTAAAGCTATGACTAATTATCTAGGCAGAACATCAAATAAGCTAATTGATGCTGATGTACAAGCGTCTACAACTTATTATTACGGCGTGATTGCGGTTAATGCGGCTGGCCATTCGGGAATGTGTACTGGTTCAGCAACAACAGCAGATGACACAGTTGGTGCCGCAGGCGGCATTTTTAGAATAAAAACCGCCGATGGGTTTTTTCCTGAAAACAATGACAAAGCTACACAGCTTTTTCATTATGTTCTTGGAATGTGGCCATCACGAGATACGGTGCTAATAGTTTACACCGAGGATGGTAACGGACATGTAACTAAAACTGAAGCAAAAATGTATGACGGCGCAAAATGGGTATCACCAGCATTATTTTTAGATGGCAATCTTATTGCTACAGGCACTATCAGTGGTGATAGATTGGTTGCATATACTGAAATCAAAGCACCAATCATTCGAGGTGGCAGCATTAATATTAATGACAGGTTTATTGTAGCAGAGGACGGCTCAGCAACAATTAAATATTTGAACGGTAACGCAGGAACTATAATGAAAGATGGAACAATAAAAATCTTTGATGAAACGGGGGCTTTAGTCGTTCAAATCGGTAATTTGGAGGTTTAAATGTCATTTGGCATTAAAGTTTTCACAAAAACAGGGCCAGCATACCATTTAGATGGAAACTGTACATCTATGTTTATATCCGGTGCGTTGGGATCTGATGTTTACCCAGAAACTGGGCTTTATGTGCCTAATGGGCATGACTACTATGCGCATCTTTCTGATGCGTGTGGTTTTGATGGTTATTTAGATGATACGGGCTCTACAGTTATTTATTCGTCTATTGCACCATTACCATATTTAGATGAACGACGTCAACTATGTTTTAAAAACGGTAAATATGCTATAGATTCGATTACAGGAGTTCCACCAGAAGTAATGATTAAAAGTGACCAGCAGCTTGTTTTACTAACGTGGCCAAAACCAGCGCGCGCTAATGGGCATGGTATTTTGTTTAACGGTGTTAATTCTTTTTTTCAAATTAACCAAAACACTAATTTTAGTAACGTAATCTGGAAAGGAGATGTTGAAATTAGTAGAAAAGGGTGGAAAGTGCAAGATATTGAACCATCAATATCGCATTATAACTCATTTACTTTTTTTTATTGTGAAGATCCATCAATATCGGTAGGGAGGAGCTGGGATTTGAGTGACAGGGCATTAGGAATGGTTTACATTCCCTACGACCACAATGGTTATATTAGTAATAGAGCGATAAAAGTGAAGGTTGTTGTTTTTGGGGTCGGTCAAATAAAGACGTCTAAATACGGATTAAGAATATATAAAAATAAACACGTTGTATATGATTCATGTAATGAAGTGCTTATAAACCCAGTTTTTACAAGTTTTGATAAATATTCTCTTGGTCAAATGCAATCTATAAATGGTGTTCGGCGTCCTATGTTTGCGAGGGTATCTGTTGGTGCACGTCATTTTAACGAAGGAAAAGGTGGTCGCCTCTGTGATATTGGTTTAAGATCAAATGGATATCAACTTTCAACGACGGAACAGATTGCAATTAAAACTTATTGGATGGACTCAGAACTAAAATTTGCATCATTTATATCAGAGCAACCCGTTATGATTTTAGACGCTGAAAATTATTTTAAATTTTAAAAAATGGAGATAGAGCAATGATAAAAAAAATAATATTACTATTTATGTTGTTATTTTCTAGTAATTCGTATTCTGAAAATTTAAATTGCAACGCAATTTATAAGGAGAATGCTTTAGGCGGAAGGTTAAAAACATACGAAATTATAAATGTTAAAAAGATCAGTGAAAATCATTACGATCTGAAACTTAAAGTTAATGGATCGATCAGGCAAAAATTAGATAATTTTCCGACCGATAAAACTCACACATTGGTTGATGTTAAATGTGCAAATTTAGAAAAAGAAAAAAAATTAAAAGAACTACTCAAACTATAAATTAAGTTTTAAAAGAAGACCGCTCGTGTAGCGGTTTTTTTATGTCTGGAGAAAATTATGGCAAAAATATCAGGTATTTTAACAGATGGTGCAGGACAAATTATTAATAACTGTACTATCGAGTTATACGCAAAAAAAACAACAGGCGCAGTATTAACACAAACACAAGCGTTTCAAGTCGCAAACAACGGCAGTTACATGATGAACGTGTTGCCGTGTGATTACGATGTGAAGCTGATTATAAACGGATTTCCGCCGAAAAAATTGGGCACTATCCAAGTATTTTCTGATTCAAAAGACGGCACATTAAATGATTTTTTACTCAATCCATCAGAGAGTGAGATAACACCCGCAATACTGCAACAAGTTATTGATGCTCGTAATCGTGCAAATAAAGCTGCCGAAAAAGCGGCAGATTCAGAGCGAAATAGTAAAATCGCTGAAACGAATGCAAAAACTAGCGCAGATAATGCAAAAGTAAGCGAAACTAATGCAAATAATTTTGCACAATCAGCACGCGAATCAGCAACAACGGCAACGAATGCTAACTCATCAGCAAAATCACATTCAGATTCAGCAAAAAACAGTGCAGATAGTGCGAGTTCATCAGCGACAGCATCTCGCAACTCAGCTCAGCAATCTAGTAATAGTGCAAATGCTGCTAAAGTGTCGGAAGACAATGCTAAAACATCTGAACAAAAAGCTAAAAAATCAGCAGATGATGCAAAAAAATGGGTATCAACAATTGATACTTCTAAACTAGTAAAAAAGTCTGGCGATGAAATGACAGGGCAGTTGCGTATGTCCGGTGATTCTGCAGGTATTAAATTCAAATATGCTGATAGTAATAACGAGTTTGTATTGCGTACGCTGAGTAATAGTTTGTCATTTATTTTTTACGACGAGCAACAAAAAGCATGGTCAACAAAATTAGCGTATATAACAAATGCAAAATCATGGTGTTTTCAAAACATTAATGATGTAACAATTAATAATAAATCAGTGTTAAAAGTAGGTGACGCTCTCCCTGTTTATGTCGGCGACCAACGTCTAATGCCGTTTAGACGTGATGAACTGCCGTTCGGGTGGTATTTTCGCAACGGTGATAATTTCTTACTAGATTCACCGCAAGGGAAGGCTTTAAATGGTTTATCTGTTAACTACAAAAGAGACCATAATATCACGATAAAAAAAATTGATGGTAAACAGTATATTAATGTACCGACTGCATTTTCTTCCGACGGTCGTGGTTTTTTTGAGCGCGCGGTTAACGGAACCAGCAGGCAAGTTGGTAGCATGGAAAATGATGCAATTCGTAATATCTGGGGACAGCTTTATAACGTCATGCAATGGCGGGGGACGGTTGGACAGGGTGTTTTTTATGTCGATGAGCCAAACACATCTGGGTCAGGATTAAATAACAGAAACGGAAATGCTGTTACGTACCCGAGTGATTCTGATTTTCCAGAACGAACTATAACATTTGACGCATCACGTGTAGTGCCTGTCACTGCTGATGATAACAGACCTCTCAACATCGGTATGACACCAGTAATTTATTTAGGAGTTTAATATGATTAATTATTATTTTGATACTACAAAAGAATTAAAACCGTACACACATTCTCTTGAAGCGAACGATGACACGTTACCGCCTGATAATGCGCTACGGATTGCCCCTTCATTTAAAGAAGGTTATTGGCCGTGTGAACAGAACAGCGAATGGATTTTAATTGAAGATAACAGAAACAAAACGGTATATAACATTGATACGAAAGAATCAAGTGTTATTGATTATCTCGGTAAAATTAAAAACGGTTTTACACTGTTAGAGCCGTTTGAATTTTGCAAATGGAACGGCAAAAAATGGGTATTAGATGAAGATGCAAAAAATGAACATATCATCAAAAATAATCAAAATTTAAAAAACTCATTAATCAATGAAGCTAACGAAAAAATATCGTTACTTCAAGATATTATTGATTTAGACATGCAAGAAGCTGATGAAGAAGCGCAGTTAAAACAATGGAAAAAGTACCGCATTTTAGTAACTCGTGTTGATGCGTCAGATGTTAATGCTGTGTTTCCTAAAAAACCACAATAG